GTTAGTAAGCACAGTAAATAAACTGTGGGATATTGATTTCAACTTACCTCTATCTCTGGAAGCTAAGATGGGAAACAATTGGTTAGATCAAGTAGATTGCTAATAGCAAAAAGGAAAGTAATATGAGTGAAGTAGCTTTAAATCAAGTAAGTCAAGAAGAGTTGATGCGCTTAACAGGTATGTCCAACGAGCAAGGTGGTTCTGGTTCTAAGAACAAACTACCCCGCTTACGTATGTGGCATACACCTTTAATGGGTGTCGTTGAAGTTGACGGCAAGAAGAAGAAGATGGAGGTAGTAGAAGCAGGGCAGTACCGTTTAGAACAGGATGATGGAACCTTTGCATATGCACCAGAAGCTAGTGTAAGGTTCTTCATGCAGTCCTTTATGTATAAGCGTTACATCAGTGATCCAGCTAACAGTCGTTACGTGAAGACGCTAATGTCTGATGATCTTAATTCAGATCTTAAGGATACTGATGGAGGCTTTAACTGTGGTAAGCCAGCAGGTTTCATTGAAGACTGGAATTCTGTACCTGATAAGATGAAGGATCTTATTAAGTCCGTTAAGAGAGTACGTGTATTATTTGGTGAGATCACTATGGTTGACCCTATCAATGAGAAAGGTGAGAGCATTAAGGTAGCTACCACCCCGTTCATTTGGGAAGTAGATAACCGTGAAGCCTTCAAGACCTTCGGTGATTCATTCAAGGAGATTGCTAAACGTAACCGTTCATTCATCCAGTTCAGCATCAACGTAGGCTCACTAGAACGGGAGATGAACAATGGTCAGTCCTACTTTGTACCTAAGGTAGACGTTGACTTCTCTTCAGACCTAGCTATAACGGATCATGTCTTACAGATGCACCGCAATAGCTCCGAATGGATTACTCAGTACAATGACTACATCAACTCAGAGTTCACTGCTAAGGCAGTAGAGACACTGAACAGTGCCGATGAAAGTCTTGTTAATGAGTTCATAGATGTGGAGTAAACATGAACATACACGAATTAATGGTACAAAAATATCTTAATAGTGTAGTGGCAGGGACGGGTGGCATGAGCCGCCCTGTTCTTGACTTCATGGTTAAAGATGTTAAATTAGCTTTAGAAAAGCAACTCGTAGACAAGCGCAATCCAGACTTTAGGTTACGTATGTCAAACATAGGTCGCTCTTACTGCCAACTTTGGTTTGATAAGAACCAGCCAACAGATGCTTTACCATTTCCAAATAGCTTCTTAATCAACATGATACTAGGAGATCTTGTAGAAGCAATCATGAAAGGTGTCCTCACTGAGGCTGGTGTAATATGGCAGGATGGTGAACACTTAAAGCTTAACTTAGGTAAGCACGTTATCAATGGTACACCTGACCTAATCATTGATGGTGCTGTATGGGATATTAAATCCTGTAGTCCTTGGGCTTATGCAAACAAGTGGATAGACTTTGCTACTGTTAAGGAACATGATTCCTTTGGGTATGTAGGTCAGCTAGTTGGATACAGCAGAGCACTAGACTTAGACGCTGGTGGCTGGATTGTAATCAACAAGGCTAATGGACAGTTCAAGTTTATAACTGCCGAAGGCATTGACATGGAGGCTGAGTTAGCCCTACTAGAGGACAAGGCTAATCGTATTGTAGACGGTGACTACTTTGAACGATGTTATGAGCCTATCAAAGAAACCTTCCGTAAGGTAGCGACAGGCAACCTTATCTTAGGTGTTGAGTGTGGCTTCTGCCAACATAAGTACAAGTGCTGGGATACTTTAGTGGAACGTACCTCCATACCATCTAAGGCTAAGACACCTGCAATGGTTAACTACATACACATAAAGGATGTATATACAAATGATTAATATGACAGATAATGACTTCGGTGTAATCATGCGTCCTGTACTCACATCAGACGAGGAGTGGGAGGGGGATGTTCAAGTGTCTGTGTTCAGTAACACGATGCCTGAGGTGGATGATGATACCCACTCACAGCTAATGTTCTTAGCATATAAGATGTCAGCCATGGTTCAGTTCTGTAATGAGAACCCTGACTTTGATGATACCCTCAACGACTACACCGCTGCTATGGTAGACGAGTTAGGTCTGGATCTAGCGGAGGAGATTGCAGCAGATACTAAGGATAAGATCACCAGTAAGGTAGGTAACGTAATCACCCTAGACTTCAATACTAAATGTGAAGGAGAAGGCTAATGAGTAAAGGCCAACAGAGGAGGATAGAAGACTTAGAAGAAATCATAGCCCACCTACATACAGAGGTAGAACTTAAAGACTATTGGATAGAAACCTTTACTAGTGAGAATCATTTTGCACAAGCAGTAAGGGATTGGAAGTCTGAGCGTCAACGTATCGCTAAGTACGTAGGGCAGTTAGCCTGTATGCTTGGTAAAATAATGGACATAGTGGAGGAAGATGAATGAACATCATTGATGAAGTAGAGCGTAACTTCAATGTAGATAACTTGGATGATGCACTGGAGGACTTGGTTAATCACCCTAACCATTACAAGTCAGAGGGCGTGGGTGACATTGAATGCATTGATGCTATCCAAGCAGCACTAACAGAGGAGGAGTTCACAGGCTTCTGCAAGGGCAACAACATTAAGTATACATGGAGGGCAAATAGAAAGCAGGATGTACGTACTAACATTGAGAAAGCAAGATGGTATCTGAATAAGTTACTGGACAATCTATGAGTTGGGGCTATGGCAAGAAGGCAGCTAAGCCTAAGGCACGTAAGGTAACACCCAGTATCCTAGGTAAGACTTGCGGAATGAACTGTAAGGCCAAGCCCCCCAAGCATTATGAATCATGGAGTGACTACCTTGTAATGAACCGTGACCAGCCTAAGCCCTACCGTTCATGGTTAGAGTTTAGGTTGTTTGCTGCTGGCCCCATGAAGAATGTAGACTACGAGCCTATCAAGGTAGACTATGAAGTCATAGAGCATAGGAAGTACACACCTGATGGGGTGATGGGTAACATCTGGTTTGAAGTGAAGGGTAGGTTTAGAACACGGCATGAGATGGATAAGTACATACATGTACGTAAGTCCAACCCAATGGCAGTCATAGTATTTGTACTGCACTCAGAGAATGTTGCACTACCCGGAGCACAGAAACGTAAGAATGGTACTCGTAGGAGTATGGAGGATTGGTTGATAGAGAATGACTTCCCCTATACATACGAGAGTAAGATGGAACACTTCATGAAGAACTTAAACAAGGGCATAACTTAATGGAATATGTAATGATAGTAGTGATGGGATCCCTATTTATTTACACATTCTTTTGGGGTTAGGGGCTTGACATTTAACTAAAAATCAGTATAACTATACGGCCCCACAAATTAACAGGACAGACTATGGAAATACAACAAGAAGGCCCAAAGACTAGGATTAGCCAAGAGGTACATGCATCTAAGTACCGTATGCCGGGTGAATCATTTAAGGAAGCACAGAACCGCTTCGCAGGTACACTGGCTGATGATGAAGAACACTTCCGTCAGCTACGTGACATCTTATTAGAACAACGCTTCATGGGTGGAGGCCGTACACAGTTAGCCATAGGCTCCCCTACAGCTACTACAGCATTCAACTGCTTTGTGTCTAGCCCTATTGAGGACGACTTTAACAGCATCATGGATGGTGCTAAGGAAGCTGGTAAGACAATGCGCAAGGGAGGTGGTATTGGATATGACTTCTCACGTCTACGTCCTAAGGGATCTCTTATCGTATCCCTAGGCAGTCAGGCATCTGGCCCTATTAGCTTCATGCGTATCTTTGATAGCCTATGTAAGACAGTAAGCAGTGCAGGACACAGACGAGGTGCACAGATGGGTGTACTACGTGTTGACCACCCTGACATTGAAGAGTTCATTCACGCTAAGCAGAACAGCACGGAGCTTACAGCATTCAATATCTCTTTAGGTATTACTGATGAATTCATGCGCTGTGTCATGGACAAGACTATGTTTGATCTAGTCTTTGAAGGACGTGTACATAAGCAAGTGTTTGCACCTGCATTGTGGGAAATGATTATGCGTAGTACATGGGACTGGGCAGAGCCGGGTGTATTGTTCATTGACCGTATCAACGAGTACAACAACCTATGGTACTGCGAGACTATTGAAGCGACTAACCCCTGTGGTGAACAGCCCCTTCCACCTAATGGTGCTTGTCTCTTAGGTAGTTACAACTTAGTGAAGTACGTAGACTTTGATGATGAAGGTACACGTAGCTTTAACTTCGCTCAACTCATGCAAGACATTCCCATTGTGACACGGGCTATGGACAACATCCATGACAACACTGTGTTCCCTTTAGAGAAGCAAGACGTTGAGAGTCAGCAGAAGCGTAGGATGGGATTGGGTGTAACTGGGTTAGCTAATGCGATAGAGGCACTAGGATTCTCCTATGGTA